GGTCCTCGAGCTGGTGAGCAACGGGATGTTCATCAAGGACGCTGCTGAGGTGGTCGGAGTTTCAGCTCGGAGCGTCCACTCGTGGACCATCAGCGACTCCAACGGGTTCCGTGCCCAGCTAGCAGCTGCTCGCAAGTCTAGCGCGGCTGTCCATGCAGAGGACATCGTGCGGATCGCGGACGGCCAGGCTCCCGTCATGAGCTGCCCCTCGATCGAGGCTGCAGACTCGGAAGCCATGCAGCGGTGGATCAGGGACTTCAACACGACGGACCGGGACCGGCTGCGGATCCAGGCGCGTCAGTGGTACGTGGGGAAGCTTTCCCCGAAGGAGTTCGGCGACCGCGTCGAGGTCACGCACCAGGGTGGGGACACGCCGATCGGCCATGCCCACGCGCACGCCAACATGCCTGATGACGAAGCACTGCGCCTGTTCAGCGAGAATGCTCGCCGGATAGAGCACAAGCGGTAGGGTATGTTATCCCGTGTCGAGTGGCCGCCGCGATACGCCGCAGTCCTGGCTGAGCGAGACGAGCGCCTGCAGAAGGTTCGGTCCTCCCCGGCCATGCTGCGGGGGGCCAAGCTATACTACCGGGAGCACCCGGGCGAGTTCATCAACGACTGGTGCTTCACCCGGGACCCGAGGAACGCGGCCAGAGGGAAGCTCACCAAGCTGCCCTTCGTCCTGTTTCCCCGACAGTGGGAGCTGGTAGAGTTCTTCCACGACTGCGTCAAGAGCGGTGCTCCAGGACTGGTGGAGAAGAGCCGGGACATGGGGGCCACGTGGCTCGCTGCCTCGTTCTCTGCCTGGATGTGGCTGTTCTACCCAGGTGCGTCCGTCGGGTGGGGCAGCCGCAAGGCTGAGCAGGTGGACAAGCTCGGTGACCTCGACTCGATCTTCGAGAAGATCCGCGTCGGGATCCTGGACCTGCCGGTCGACTTCCTGCCCGCTAGCTTCGACGCCAAGGACCACATGTCCTACATGCGGATCGTCAACCCTGAGAATGGGGCGACGATCACCGGGGAGAGCGGCGACAACATCGGCCGAGGCGGCCGCAAGTCTGTGTACTTCAAGGACGAGTCAGCCCACTACGAGCGGCCCCTGAAGATCGAGGCTGCTCTGAGCGACAACACTGACGTGCAGATAGACATATCCTCGGTCAATGGCACGGGCAACCCGTTCCACCTCAAGCGCGAGGCTGGCTACGAGTGGTTCTCGGGCGACCAGATGGACCGGAGCCGCACGGCGGTGTTTGTCCTTGACTGGCGAGACCACCCGGAGAAGACGCAGGAGTGGTACGACGTCCGGAAGTCGAAGCACGAGGCCGAGGGGACCACGCGCCTGTTCGCGCAGGAGGTCGACCGGAACTACGCTGCCGCGGTCCAGGGGACTATAATCATGCCCGAGTGGGTGGACGCGTGCGTGGACGCGCACCTGCTGATCGAGGGCCTGGACTCTGGCGGCTGGTGCGCTGCCCTGGACGTGGCCGACGGCGAGGATGGGGACCGGAACGCGTACGCTGCTCGCAAGGGCCTGGTCCTGGTCGAGGCGGACGAGTGGGGAGCGAGGGACACCGCGGTCACTGCTCGGAGGGCCGTAGAGCTCGCGGCCGAGCACCCCTGCGACGTCAACTACGACTGCATCGGGGTCGGCGCTGGGGTCAAGGCCGAGGCGAACAACCTCCGGGACGCTGGCGTGATGCCCCACGGGATCAAGTTCCTGCCGTGGAACGCTAGCACCTCGGGGATCTCTGACCCGGACAAGCGCGTCATCCCGGGCGACAAGCAGTCGCCCCTGAACAAGGACTTCTTCGCGTCTAGGAAGGCCCAGGGGTGGTGGCACCTAGCTCGGCGGTTCGAGAAGACGTGGCGCGCCGTCGGCTTGGTCCGGCAGGGGCAGGCTCACCCGTACCGCCTGGACGAGCTGGTTTCCATCGATGGCACTATCAAGCGGCTGATGCAGGTCAAGAAGGAGCTGTGCCAGCCGACGATGGGGAAGACGCCGTCCTTGAAGATGCAGGTCGACAAGACTCCAGATGGCACTAGGTCCCCCAACCTGGGGGACGCGGTGATGATGGTCTTCCATCCCGTGAAGACCGGGTACGATACGTCTCTGAGGTGGGTAGCATAGCATGGCGAACGTCTGCATCATCGAAGGCTGCACCACCGAGGTCAGTGTCACGGTCCACACCTCGATCTGCCACGATCACTGGCGCGCCCTCCCGATCGAGCTGCGCAAGCGCTGGTGGAAGGAAACCGGCTTCGGCCGCCGCGATCCTAGCCTGGAGCTGATCTCGCGGATCAATAAGACCTTGGCCGTCAACTACGCCGAACCGGACGTATTCCCCGAGCAGCAGGTGGACTACGAGAAGATCGGGCACGAAATCCCGGTCGTCACCACCCGCGACCCAAACTTCCCCAACTATGTTAAGCCAAAGGTCAAGGGCCAGAAGGCCAATTACCCAACCTTGGAAGAGCGGATGCTCCAGGGCAAGGCGGCACCTGGAAGCGAGACCGACGCCAGCAAATACTACGACGAGATCGGCAAACTGCAGGCCGGGGCACCTTCCCCAATTGGTGGGAAGCGTTGACTCAACCGTTCCCAAGACCTACGCTTATCTCCTAGCCCGCGTCCTCCCGGTCCAGCTCAAAGGTAGGCTGATCCAGGAGCATGAGCACCGGATCTATCGTTCGGTGGACGAGGTCAAGGCCGAGCTGAACGAGCGTGGCCTGCCAATCGAGAGGATCTTCCATTGAGCTGTCCTTACGATTTCTGCGACTTCCCGTATTGCGACTGTTGCCGGGCGAGATGTTCTCGGTCTCGGCTTGAGTTGCGGAGGGCACCGAGAAACCAGAGGGAGGTACGAGTCTACAAAGAACGCCCGGATGGATCCAAGGACTATTCCTTCTACGTGGATAATCATGGTGGATGATGGTCCTGTGTCAGTGAGGTTAACACATGGCTAAGCTCTTCCTGCACACAGACGGCAGTGGTCGTTGCCAGCTAGTCAATGGCGATGGAACTAGTTACACCTTGCCAGACGAAGGCAAGCTAGTTGCCACTGAGGAGTGGGAGGGCAAGAAGGTCAAGAAGCGGGAGGTGGCCCTCTACCTAGCCGGCGGTAAGCGCATCGAGGTCTACTAATGAACCGACGCGAAGCAATCTTCAGCGGCCTTGCTGCCGCGGCCGCCTCCGCCCTACCGGGCGTAGCGATAGCCGTTCCTGAACTCAAGGTGTGGGTCCGGTTCCCGAGTGGGAATTGTGGTTGGCATGAATGTCCCTACTACCAAGACCTGACGCCGGAAGAGAACGTCAAGGAGTGGTCGCGGAATTGGGAAGGTGCGAAGCATGGTCCTGATGGCAAACTAATCCGTGATGAGAGTGGTAAGGTGGTCCGCTTCCCACACCGCGCCATCGCCGTTGTTCTTCCGTCCGGGATCGAGCCCCAACCGGGGGAGTTTATCCAATGACCCGCGACGACGTTGAGCATCTGTCGCAAGTGGTGCAGTCGATGCGCCATGCGGTTGATGAGGAAGCCTTCCTTCGCCTGATTGACAACATGCTCTGGGCCATCCGCCACTCGTCGCAGAAGGTAGAGTTCGACCAGGAACGCTTTCGCTCGGCTTGCCATAGCGAAGGCTCGGTGTTCGAGACCCAACCTTAGTCTAAATGCGCGAAGTTGTTCCGATCATCATCGTCATAGTGGCGGCGCTCTTGGTGCTTAGTGGCATCTGGGCGCTCAGTGGGTTGCACTGGTGAGCACGCGCAAGGATGACTGGTTTGGTCGGCTGACCTATGCTGAGGAGCTCGACCTGACTGTCGCAGCCGCGGTGCTCGTAGTCACCATCCTGTTGATCCACTTTGTGACTTAACACCCCTCCTGAAAGGAGCGCACAATGGCTAATGCGTGGTATCCAAAGTACAAAGAGAACGTGCTGGCAGGTACTTCCGGCTACGACCTCGACAATGACACGTCGAACGATGGCCCGTACTGCGCCCTCGTCGACACCGGCACCTACACATACAATGCTGCCGACACCGTCTACAATGCCGGCACCGGCTCTGACGTCGAGAGCGCCAATCAGGGCACCGACCAGCGCATCACCGGTCCCACTGTCACCAACGGTACGCTCGATGGCAGTGACCTGACGTTCACCTCGGTGACCGGTTCTAGCATCGAGGCGCTGGTGATCTACCGCCACAACTCCGGTGCAGACACTACGTGGCCGCTGACGCTGTACCTTGACACTTCGGTCACTGGTCTGCCCGTCACGCCTAACGGTGGCAACATCACCGTCACCTGGAATGCGTCGGGCATCTCCACCATCAGCGACCGCCGCCTCAAGGACAACGTCAGGCAGGTCGGCGAGGTCGGGGTGCTGCCAGTCTACGAGTTCAACTACATCGGCGAGGACCGCACCCGCGTCGGCCTGATGGCGCAGGACGTGGAACAGATCGCCGCTGACTGCGTGGTTGCCGCCTTCGGTAAGTACAAGGCGGTGCAGTACGATCGCGCTATCGAGGCCGCCCTGCGCCTGGCGGCCTGAAGAAACCCCAACCCTTGCGCCGGGGAGCCGGAATGCGGGGAAGGGTAGGGCGAGGTTCGTCAGCCTAGGTGGCGGCCTCGCCCAACCTCAAAATGGACGACGTTTGGCCGAAGCGGCGCGCCCTAATCCACACCAGTGAGTCGGTGGTAAGGATGACCGAG